AGGGATTAATACAACAGGTGATCTAAGAAAATTTCTTTGCAATTCTATTAGCTCAGTAGCAAATGGTACGATGGACATAGCCAAAGCTAGAGAGGTTACAAAGCTTGCAGGTCAAGTCAATGAATCGTTTTACTCGGAAGTTAAAGTTGCAAGATTGCAAATAGATTTGAAAGAAGAAGCTGATAAGCTAGGCTCTTTACCTGTAGCTGGGAAGTAATCAATGCAGGTAATAGACAACAAGGCGATTGTGTTAAAGACCAAACGCCCACACTTAGTTACGGAGAGCGTAGACAAATACAAGATACTTAGCGAAGAGGAAGGAGTTTTTAAGATAGCAGTGCGATGGGGTTTACAAGAAGCTCAAGCTCTAGCAGGACTAAAAGTAAAGGATGTACCTTCCCCAATAGACAGGGACTACAAATGGTCAGGCAAGCACACCCCGTTTGACCACCAACGTCTTACCGCTAGTTTCCTTACTTTGCACAAGAAAGCTTTTTGTTTTAACGAGCAAGGCACAGGTAAGACTGCTTCTGTTATATGGGCAACAGACTACCTGATGAAGCTTGGTGAGATAAAACGAGTGCTTGTCATATCGCCTCTGTCTATTATGAAGTCGGCATGGCAGCAAGATTTGTTTAAGTTTGCTATGCACCGCACTTGTTCGGTAGCACATGGTACGTCCTCCCAACGTCGGAAGATAATAAACGCAGGGTCTGAGTTTGTAATTATAAACTTTGATGGTGTTGCAGTAATCAAAGACGAGATTATCAACGGTGGGTTTGACATGATTGTGGTGGACGAAGCTAACGCCTACAAGAACGCACAGACCAACCGATGGAAGATACTGCGTGACATTACTGCTAACGTGCCGTGGGTATGGATGCTTACTGGTACTCCAGCAGCACAATCACCTGTTGATGCGTTTGGCCTTGCAAAACTGATTAATCCTGATGGCGTGCCTAAATACTTTGGGCAGTTTAGGGATAAGGTAATGCACAAGATAACGCAGTACACATGGCGACCCAAGCCTGATGCAGACACGACGGTGCATGAAGCACTGCAACCTGCTATACGGTTTGAGCGTGACCAATGCTTGGACTTACCTGCGGTAACGTACGTAGAACGAGATGCCCCACTTACTAAACAACAGGCACAGTATTACAAGACACTTAAAGATCAGATGATGATGAGTGCTGATGGAGAACAAGTAACCTCGGTCAACGCTGCTACTAATCTTAACAAGCTGCTGCAAATCTCAGGGGGTGCGGTTTACTCGGACGATAAAGAAGTTATTGAGTTTGATGTCAGCAACAGACTTAAAGTGGTGAAGGAAGCCATCGACGAGTCATCACACAAGGTACTAGTGTTTGTACCTTTTACCCATACTATAGAATTACTAAGAGATTTTTTGACAAAGAAGAACATAAACTGTGATGTTATCTCAGGCAAGGTTACGGTTAACAAACGTGCAGAGATCATAAAACGTTTTCAAGAAGAAGCTGATCCCCATGTACTTATTATCCAACCGCAAGCTGCGTCACACGGGTTAACTTTAACCGCTGCTAATACAGTAGTTTGGTACTCTCCTGTTACTAGCGTAGAGACATACCTCCAAGCTAACGCACGGATAAACAGGCCGGGGCAACACAACCCTATGAATGTTATCCACGTCAGGGGGAGTGCTGTAGAAGACAGACTCTACACAATGCTTCAAAACAACATCACTAACCACAATAAGATAATTGATTTGTATAGACAGGAACTAGATGCTTGACAATGTAAAACACCCTGCTAAACTAGTCGTCCCTTTTAAGGAGGTGCGATGGAAACTTCAGCAGATAAACTAGTGGCAGTGTATTTAAAGATACGCAACGCTATAAAAGATAAAGACGAAGAGATAAAAAAGCTTAAGGAACAACAGGAAAAAGTTAGTGACGAACTGTTAAAGCTTTGTGAGTCGCAGGAAGCGGATGGACTTAAGACTCCTTCAGGTACAGTATCACGCCGTGTTATTTCTAGTTATTGGACAAGTGATTGGGAACAGATGTATGCGTTCATTGAAGAACACAAGTCTCCTCATTTGCTTGAGAAAAGAATACACAACGGCAACATGAAAGAGTTTTTAGCGGATAACCCTGACTTAACTCCCGCAGGACTACAGGCTAAGAGTAGATATGCGGTGTCCGTCAGGAAACCACCTAACAAATGATGCGGCTGTCTGTACAGGATGGGTACTTTATACACCCTGTGAGTGGTAAAGCAGATGTATCTATAGAAGGTGTTATCACTGACAGTGGTACGTTGTCTCGTAATTACTACGGGAGTAACAACAAGTTGGAGTGTTGGTCACTGGACAGCCAGTATCCGCACCCTGATGTACCTGATGCTTCTAAACAGTCAGTGCGTTGTATTGATTGCCCGCAGAATGTAAAGCAATCGGGTTCTAAGCCGTGTAAGTTTTTTACGACTATTAACGTAGTCCCAGATAAAACTAACATGGTGTGTGAGATACGCATAAGCGGGGCAAGTCTGTTTGCTAAAGCAGTAAATAAGATGAGCCTGTTTAAGTACATTGACTACCTCAAGCGTAATGGCGAGAGCATAGACACTGTGCTTACTGAGATATATCTAGTGCATGAAGCTGTACCCAAGATGTATTTCAAACCGTCTCGCCCTTTGGCGGAGGACGAGATGCAAACTGTAACTCGGCTTGTAGAAGCCGATGCTAATTTAATTAACCTTTTTGATGAGAGCGATGATATGAAAAACACAAGTTACTTACTTAAGAATGTAACCGCACGATACCCCCGACTAGATCAACCCTACCGTTTCGACAACAAAGCAGGAGCTAACGGACAGACTGTTCCCTGTGATGCAATGGAAGACGGAGCTAAGTATGAAATGGAATTTGTAATGGACGGTGACCAAGCTAAGAAATTGTATGGCGCTATGTCTACAGCTTATAAAGCTGCCAAAGATAAGTCTTGGCCCGCTAAACTTGAGATGCCTTTTAAGCAGCAGGAAGATAAATCTTTTATTGGGAAATGTAATTTAAAAGCGGCTTATAACGGACGAGCTACTGGTGGCCCTGCTCAGTTCGATGCAGACAATAAGCGTATGGATGCAGACTTTCAATTAACTACAGGTAGCACTATTAACGTAGCTCTTGAGTTAGTTCCTTACAAGATGAGTAGTTGTGGTGTGTCTTTACGCTTACGTGGCGTGCAGGTTATAGACTACGCACCTATGCAGGTAGCCTCTCCGTTTGAAGTGGAGGAGGGTTTTACTAAGGGTGGGAGTAATGAGGAAGAAGAAACCGCTGAAGATATGTTTGGTGTAGTCGAAGAAGATGAAGCCGAGGAGGTTAAAGAACCTACTAAACGTGCGAAAAAGAAAGTTGAAAAGCCCGATGATGACGATGACTTATCTGCTCTGCTAGACGAGTGGGGGAGTGACGACGACTAATGAGTTACGGTTATACAACTAGACTCAGTAGTATCAATAAACAGGCTGACGGTTCCTCACTGGGAGTCAAGCTAGGCAGGGTATGTATCAAGCAAGAGATACCTGTTGCCGAGGTTGCCGACCAGTTAGGAGTCAGCAGACAAACTGTTTACAACTGGTTTGAGGGTACGCATTTCCCGCACCCTGATCTTACCGATGCTATAGAAGCTCTACTTAAGTCATACATTAAGTAGTAAGGCTGCTCAACTTACAATGAGGGTTAGGGGGCTTACTCCCCCTGCAAATAACAATATGGAGAACATTGACTTAATAACACACGTTGTGCCATCAGGAGGATGGTACTGCGCTATAGGTATACCGGCAGGGAAAAACAAAGGCCCAATCACAAAATTTACAAAAGACACTGTTGAACTTAAAGCTTTCTTTGAAGGCTTTATAGAGTCAGGTCATCACACTTACTTTGCATTAGCTAAGTACAATCAAGATGCTACTCAACCATTACCTGAAGGTGGGCGCAAAGTTATACACGCTGAAGCGTTGCAATCACTATGGTTAGACTTAGATTGCGGCGCAGGGAAAGACACAGAGATAGAACAAAGCACAGGGCTACCCAAAGGCTATGCTAATAAAAAAGAAGCATTGCAAGAAGCCAAGAAGTTTTGGGAGTTACTAGACTTACCTCCACCTACTTTAGTTGACTCAGGACACGGACTGCATTTGTACTGGGCGTTTACCGAGGAAGTACCACGCGATCAGTGGATACCCCTAGCCGACAGACTTAAAGAAGTTTGTGTCACACAGAAGTTTGCGGCTGACCCCAATGTATTTGATGCTGCACGTATGCTACGTGTACCGGAGTCGTTTAACGTAAAGACTGATCCTCCTAAAAAAGTAGCTCTGTTAAAACTAGCTGACCCCATAGATGTGTCAGTTGTACGTGACGCACTGGGTGTAGAAGAAGATGCTGTTGTAGAAACTAAAGCACCTGTAAACGTAGAGTTTGATCCCCTGCGTAACTTACTTGATGGGGATATTTTCTACAGCTTTGCGCGTATTGCTAGGCGCAGCTTGAAAGGTGAGGGGTGCGGGCAGATCGCAGACTGCATTAAGAACAAAACAACATTGGCAGAGCCACGGTGGTTTAACATTTTGTCTGTTGCTAAGTTCTGCGAAGACAATCTGGATGCAATACACAAAGTTTCTAAGGGCCATCCTGACTACAACCCCGCTGCTGTAGAGCGCAAGATAGCGCACATCAAAGGCCCACACGGGTGCGAGATGTTTGCTAAGAACAACTCTAGCGGCTGTAAAGGTTGCCCTTACAAAGGCAAGATAACTGGGCCACGCGAGTTAGGTAAGCAAGTCAACAAGGACGACGCACCTAAGTTTGATTTGCCTGAAGGTTACTACCGTGGTGAAAGCGGTGGGATATACACGGACATTGGTGAAGAACCGAAAGCAGTTTATGAGTACGACTTGTTTGTAAAAGGCAGGGCGCGAGACCTTGAGTTAGGCGATGTATTTATTATCCATGCTCACACTCCGATGGATGGAGTTAATGAAGTGGTCATACCTAACCTGAGACTGGAGCATAGAGAGTTACGCAGGGAACTAGCCAAGGAAGGTGTAGTGGCGCAGGAAGCACAATCGAAACTTATAACTACTTACATAATACGAGCGATACAAGAACTACAGAAACACGGGAAGAAAAAACTTATGTACGATCAATTTGGTTGGCACGAAAACTACAGTAAGTTTATCGTGGGTGAACGAGAAATAAACAAAGACGGTGTATACCACACACCTGCATCAAGCACTACCGAAGGACTTGTGCCTTACTTTCAACCACAAGGTACAGTAGAGAAGTGGAGCGAAGTCTTTAATATGTACGACAGGCCCGGACTTGAGATACAGGCGTTTGCTGCACTCACGGGGTTTGGTGCGCCGTTATTGGCGTTAACTGGGCAGAAGGGAGCTGTTATAAACTTGATGCACAGCCTGTCAGGACAAGGCAAGACTACAGTGTTACGGGTTATTAACAGCGTATGTGGACACCCTGAGATGTTACTGGGTGCGCCTGACGACACAGTAGCTGCTCGGATACAGAAGATGGGTGTGCTTAACAACATAGCAAACACAATGGATGAGCTTACTAATAAGGATGGGGATTACATCTCAGCATTTCTTTACGCTAGTTCTCAAGGTAAAGGCAGGGACAGGATGAAGCAGCACACTAACGCTAACCGTACTAATACTACAACGTGGCGTACCATTTCAGTGTCTACTTCTAACGCAGCGTTTAGACAGAAGATTGAAGATGTAAAGAAGCAAGGAGATGGGGAACTTATGCGGTTGATAGAATTAGGTGTCCCCCCTACAGACTCTAGTATTATATCTGGTAGTGAAGG